AATGGTAGTAGTGTAAGTAGATTATTTAAATTTATTTCTTACTCAGATGGGGATGCTGCAAATAGAGAAATTAAAATTGCAATTGAAAACATTAATCCAACAACTAAAGAATTTGATGTAATTGTAAGAGTTTTTGCTGATAGTGATACAAATCCTTCAATTCTTGAAAGATTTGGAAGATGTACTATGAATCCTGCTGATAATAACTTTATTATGAGAAAAATTGGTGGTGTTTATAGTGATGCTGATACTACCTTTTTAGAAGATGCAAGGTCAGTATATGTTTATGTCAATGTTAACGTAAATGCACCAATTGGTTCAATTCCTTGTGGATTTGAAGGATATCAATTGAGAAGTTATACTACCACATCTACAGGTGCTGCTAGTTCAGCATTAACACCTGTTATGATTTATAAAACAGGTTATACATCAACTGATAAAGTTCTTAAAACTTATCTTGGTATTTCTGAAAAGGCTTTTGATGCATCTAATGGAAGTTCAAGGGGTTTATCAATTAACTCTGATTTATTTAGTTACATAGGTGCTACTGAAGTTAATTCTAGTCTTTATAAAACTAAAGGTTTCCACCTAGATTCAGGTGCAACAAGTACATACACAGATTCTCAAGGAAATGTGATTGGACAATTTAGTGTAGGTGCAGGTTCAATTTCAAATACTGCAAGTGTGGCAGCAGGAACTTATTATGCTGATTTAACAAAACGTAAATTTGTTGTAGTTCCAGCAGGTGGTTTTGATGGTTGGGATGTAAACTATGAAGTTTTAGGTGGAAGGTCAAATACTGCTTTATTTCAACAAGGTGGTCTTAGTGAATTTTCTAATTCTGATTATAGTGCTTACACAGAAGCATATCAGTTATATGAAGATACTGAAAGAACACCAATTAACTTGTTTGCAACACCAGGTATCAATTGGCAGAATAATGCTGCACTTGTAAAAGATGTACTTGAAATTATTGAAGAAATTCGTCAAGATGCTCTTTACATCATTGATGCTCCTGATGCTAATCTAAACAATACATCAACAGTTGTTGCAATTAGTTATGTTAATGATTTAGATAGTGCTGAGATTGATTCTTCTTATGCTGCTACTTATGTGCCATATATTAGAAGAAAAGATGCAGATTCTAATACTAATATCTTCATTCCTCCAACAGGTGAAGTATTAAAAGCAATGGCTTTGGCTGATAGAACATCCTTCATTTGGTTTGCAACAGCAGGTCTTAACAGAGGTGGTCTTCCAAATGCTAAAGATGTAAGAAAAACATTTAAAGAATCTGATAGAGATGCATTATACTTAGGTAGACTTAATCCGATTGTTAAATTCTCAAATAATACTCCGGGTGTGTTTGTTTACGGACAGAAAACCTTACAAGTTGCGGATTCTAAACTTGATAGAATTGATGTAAGAAGACTTCTTCTTTATGCAAAACAAATCATTTCTGCACAAGCTAGGCTTTACTTGTTTGAACCTAATGATGATGTATTAGCAACTAACTTTATTGCTGAATCTAATAAGAAACTTAAAGTTATCCAAGATAACAGAGGTTTACAAACATTCAAAGTTAGATTAGATAATACCTTAAATACACCTGAAAGTAGAGATAGAAATGAAATCTACTTTGTGATTGAACTCTTACCAATTGGTGCAGTTGAATTTATTGGTCTAACCTTTGTTGTAAATAAATCTACAAGTGCAATACAATTTAATGGATAAACAATAAAAAGATACTAATTAAAATAAAGAAATAAAATGCCACAAGGATTTAGAAATGTACCTACCCAATATGAACCACTAAGACCTAATAGGTTTGAGTTGTTCTTCCCTCAAGATATTGAAATGAGTAAATATACTTGGATTGTTAATGCTGCTGATAGACCAAAAATGAAAGTCAATTCAGTTCCAATTAAATATTTGAATTACGAACAAAAAGTTGCAGGTCATGTTACCTTTGATGATTTGACTGTAGAATTAATTGATTTACAAGGTCCATCTTCTGTTCAGTTAATCATGGAATGGTATAGACTATGTGCTGAAAACTTAACAGGTAGAATGGGTTATGCTTCAGGCTATAAGAAAGATTTAAGACTTGTTGCTCTTGACCCGACTCTTGTAGGTGTTCAACAGTTTACTCTCTTTGGTGCTTTCATCTCTAACATTGATTTCGGTAAAAACGAATACACTAGTGATGAAGTTCAAAAAATTACACTTACACTCAGTTACGATATCGCTGAAAATAATTACTAATAAAATAGCGATTTTAAAATTAAAAATCCCATTGATTTTCGATGGGATTTTTTTTGGTATAAAAGTTGTATATTTATGTAAAAATAATTAAATCTATGATAAAATATAATTTAGAAAAATACTTAAAAGACAATTGGGTAAATACCAATGATACTATTTCATTTGTTGAGAGATATGTAAATGAACAAAAAATTGAATTACAAAATCTTTATTTATATAAAGATTTTTATAAAGTATTACAATTTGCAGGATATGATAAAGAAGATGTATCAATATTATATGAAAATGACTATTTGACAGTTGATGCTAAGTCAAGCATGTTAAATAGTCAGTATACAAAAAAATATTACCTACCATTAAAATATTATAATGTAGATAATATTAATGTTAAGTTTGAGAAATGTATTCTTAGTATTGAATGCAAATTGAAAGAAGATAGTGAATCAAAAACAGTTAAGATTAAAATCAAATAAATTTAATTTTAATTATTTTTTCTGCTCTTTCTATGGAGGGATTCAATTGTTTAATGTAAAGTATTCTGCTCGTTCTGCTAATTACTTTTACATTAAACTTGAATTTCCCTCCTTTTTCTTTTAATTGTTTTAATTGTATTGTTTTTTTTTCAAAAATAATTCCATCATCACCCATATAATAGTCATCCTCATGACATAATATATTATATGTTTTTTCTTTATTTAAATCTTCTATTTCAATTCTTTCAAGTACATCAACCATTCTAATATTATGTATCTCTACATTAATATAATTATTTAATGAAAAAATAGGGTTATCTATTTTCTGACCATAACTATTGTAAATAAAAAATCCCCAAATTATTATGATTAACAAAAGATACAATCTGAATGTGAACCATTTACTCGCATCACACTCTTCTGATTTGTTAATCATTTTCTCTATTTAATCTTATTTCTTTTAATATTGGAGATAATTTTATATCTACTCTTATTGAATTTTCTTTTAACAATATTTTATATTAAAAATTAACCTTCACAACTCATACAGTTATTTATATCTCTTGAAAAACTTTGAGCCGAACTTTTAGAAAACTGATAATATAAAGTTTTGATACCCTCTTTCCAACCATATATATATAACTGATTAATATCTTTAGCAGATATAGAAGGATGTATTGTTAAATTAAGACTCTGTGATTGACAAATGTAAGCTTGTCTTTGTGCAGCTTGTAATATAATTTCTTTAGGGGAAATTTCTATAAAACTTTTAAATACATTTTTAGTGGGGAAATTTAAATGCTGAACCGACCCATCATTTTTAAGAATAGAATTCCATATTTCTTCATTATTTAAATTATATTTTTCTAACTCTCTTTCTAAAAAAGGATTTCTATAAACAGTTTTACTTTTAGCTAAATCTTTAACAAAGTAATTAGATTTAATAGGTTCTATTCCCATAGATACTTGACCTAATATAAAACTACTAGATTTAGTAGGGGCTATTGTTGTGAAAGTAGTATTAGCATAATTTGGTCTTATTGATTTATAACCTAAATTATCTTGTATCCATCTACTAGTTTTATCACATTTATCCTGTATATTTTTAAATATTTTGTAATTCCATTGTTTAGCTTCTAAAGATTCAAATTCTATTAGTTTAGATTGAAGAAAACTAGCATATCCTAAAACACCTAAACCTATGGCTCTGTTAGATTTAGCAAAATTGTAAGCCCTTTTCATAGATGGTAGTTTTTCAGATTTAATAATAAAATCTTCCATTACAGCATTAAGAAACATAAAATAAGTTTCTACAGCATCTGTATTTTGAATTAATTCCCAATGAAGTAAATTAATAGACCCTAAACAACATACAAATGAATTATCTTTATCTTGTGGTAATTGAATTTCTGAACATAAATTTGATGCTACTATATCCATTCCTAATTCTTTATATATCCCTACATTAGAATTATCTTTAAACATAATATAAGGAAAACCAAAATCTTTTCTTCTTTGAATTATTTTAGCCCAAACATCTCTTTTATCAGAATCTCCATCAATCATTTGAATTATCCAATCATTGGTTAAAGTAACTCCGTATTGTAGATTTTGAATAGGATTACCTTCTATTCCTATATCTAAAAATTCTTTTATATCTTGATGTTCTACAGGTAACCATACAGCACAAGAACCTCTCCTACTATCCGCTTGTTTACATTTATCTATAATAGTATCATAAATTTCAGCATAGTGAATTGGACCATCAGCATGACCTCCTGTAGATATTTTAGACCCTCTTGGTCTAATTTCACCTAAGTAAGCAGAAGTTCCACCAGCATATTTACTCATCATGCCAAGTTCTTTTGCAGTATCTAATATAGATTCCATATTATCTTCCACATAAGAACCATAACAACTTATAGGTAATCCCGAAGGTTTTCCAAAATTAACCCAAACTGGGGTAGAATAAGAATAAAATCCTTTTTCAGAATAACTTCTCATTTTATCGGCAAATCCCTCTATTTTGAGAATATTTTCTGCATGATTAAACATTTCCTCTAATCTTTCTTCAGCAGAAGTATTAATATATCCTCTAGATAAAAATAATCTACTTTCTTCATTTAACCAATAGTTCTTAGAATAAATCATCTGCTGTTATACTTTTTTGTTTTTTTGAATAATCAATTTGTTTTTTATAAAAGAAATCACCTTCTTTAGTAGTTGTCAATTCTACATCAAACCAATGAGTTTTATGTAACTCATTTAAATCTACTGTAAAATGTGGAGTCATATTAATTTTAGTTAGAGAACAGTTAAATCTATTTTTAATAAATTCTTTAATAGTATTTTTAGAAAGAAATTCTAACTCACCTTTATCAAATATCCAATCTAAAACTTTACACTCTGCTTTATAAGCTTTCTCACAAGCAGAATATACCATTTCATCAAATTCATCATCAAACCATTCACTATATTCTTTCTTAATTATATTAATAATTTCTACACCAAAATTACCATGAACATCTTCCTCTTTACTAGTAGCCTCTACCACATTAGATATACCTTTAAATAAGTTTTTTTCTTTATTAAAAGACATCATAATTAAAAACTGACTAAATAAACTAACATGTTCTATAAATAAAGAAAATAATAATACTGATTTAGTGTACATTTTATCATCTTTACTTCTAGTTCCATCCAAATATTTAGTCAGATAATTAATTCTATCTTTAATAGCAGGTACTTCTATAACATGTTCAAATTCTTCCTGTAATCCTAAAATAGTTAATAGTTTAGCATAAGCATCTTTATGTCTAATTTCAGACTCTGCAAATGTCATACCTACATCTCCTATTTCACAGATAGACATTCTTTTATACATGTCTGCCCAAAATGTTTTTACATTTACTTCTATTTGAGCAATAGCAAGCATTGTTTTTTTTATTACCTCTCTTTCTACATCAGATATTTTAATCCTATAATCATTTATATCTGTGGTAAAGTTATATTCACTTTCTAACCAATAGGAGTGTCTTATAGCATCTTTATAAGCTAAAAGTTCTGGATATTGGTAAGGTAAAATATTTATTCTTTTGTCAAATATTCCCATATTTTAATTTATTATTTACTTTTTTATTATTTTCTTGTTGTTCTATAAATGTACCAAAATGCACCAATAATAAATATTGGTAACAAAAATAATGTTAATTTTAACATTATTACATCTGTTACCCATTTAATTCCAAAGAATTGCATAAAAGAAAAAATGAGTGTTGGTACAATCAAATATAGGACAAATTTAGGTATAAAAAATATAAAACCAAGAAAAAAATTGTCCAAAATTTGCCCTAATTTACTGTCTATTATGTTATTTAGTATCTTTCTCATCAAATAATTTTGTTATCTTTTGGATTAAAGGACTTCTAACGCAATCAGAATCCACAAATTCAATTACCTTAACATAGTCATCAAAATTTTTAAAATGTTCAGTTAAAAACATTAATCCATTATCCTGTTTATCTTTAAAATCTCTTTGTCTAATGTCACCAATAATAACCATTTTAGCACTTTCTTCAAGACGAGTTAAAACAGTTTCAGCGTTATCAATTGATACATTTTGAAATTCATCAAATATATTAATATTATCAAGTGATAAACCCCTAAGATTACCCATTGGTATTACTTCAATAATTTTTTCTTTAAAAAGTATTTCTAAAGCAATTGGGGATAATAATTTATTTAATTGCATTGAATAAGACATCAAAACATATTCAAGTTTTTCTTCAACACCACCTGGCAATATTCCTATATCTTCATTTTGTAATTGTTTTAATGGTTTAAAGATTCTAATATTTGTATATTCATTATCATATGTTAGTATT